ACCCCTAGCAGGTACTCGTACAGCACCCTGCCCACAACGCCGGTGTGCCCGTAGACGGTAACCCTCACTCGCCCCCCTCTTTGTCCCAAAGCCGCTCGGCTTCCGCACTTGCACGCAGTAATGCCTTGGCGATCCTGCGCGATTCCTTTGCCCCGTGCATTACCCACTCGTCCCCATGGATACGGATACACGCCGTGTCTGGCGGCCCGCCTGCGTGCAGCACAATCTCTACGCCGTCCACCCGCCAGTGATGTTCGTGCCAGTGTTCAATCTCGATTTCGCTCACTCGCATCCTCCTCGCCCAGCCTCCGCCACGCGCTGCCCGTCCAGTACGCGCCGAATATCTCTATCGGCTCAGCAGAGGGTGTGCCGAAGATGCTCTCATAGGGCATTGACAGAACGATGCCCGGAGCGATCATGGCCATCCAACGCTCAGTCTCGCTCACCATCCCTCCTGTTTGACCGCGTCTGCTATGATGCGTTCGATGGCACCGGACTGCTCTACTCTCGCAATCGCCCTCTCATCGGTGATCCAGTTGCTCGCCTTGTGCATGGGCTGCTGTTGTGCCGCCGATTGCACCCACGGTGCGTACGTGACCCCCGTGCCAACAACTGCCTCCAAATCGCCCCGCTGGTCCAGTTTCCAGTCGCCGATCTGTGTGGCGCTGTGCACTGTAGATGCAGATGGCCCGAGCTTTTGGCTCCACGAGTCTGAGCCGCGCGTGTACCCCATCGGCAATCCCGCCTTGCGCCGCTTGGCGAAATAGGCCGCGCGCTGCTTGGCCGATGTCCACTGGATAGGATGGTGCACCGGCCCCGGATACTGCGCAATGGTCCCTAGCACCTGCTCTGCTACCGCGCGCGTCACCCGGCGGATCACCGGGCGAGCCCCGGCACCGAATTTGGCAACCAGTTTGTCGAGCCCATGAATCTCAATGGATAGCATCAGTCCGGCAACCTGCTCAGTACCGTCCAGCATCGACAGTTCGGGTGCGCTGGCGGCCCTTCCCTACCCCACTCCGACTCCGGCGTGCCCTCTAGTGCCCCTTCGCCGCATATCGGGCAGACTCTTTCGTCCATAGCCGTACGCCAGATGCGCGTCATGTGAATGCCGCCGCGCTGCAGCTCCTCCTGCACCTTGCGCTTGCCCTCTGCGTAGGCCCGTGTCGTCTCGGTGACGGCTATCATCTGTGCGCGCCGCTCGCCGAACGCCGGTATCAGCTCGCTCCGCAGCTGGCCTATCGTCATCCCCGATGTCTGTACGAATCGCGACACCACCGTTCTGAGCAGTGCCAGCGTGTTGGCGTCCAGTCCCGTCACCAGGTCATAGACGTAGCGCCCGGCCCACTCTGCGGCCTCGCGCGCAATCACTGCCTCATCCCAGAGCACCGGCACCGCGGCTGCCGCGCTGGCGATTCCCGTCATTGTCATGCGCTCCAGTTCGGGCCGGATCACCGCTATCAGTTTGCCGGCCTCGGTGTCCCAAAACTCGGGTGACAGATTGTTCAGGTCTGGCGGGTCGCCTAGCTCAGCTAGCACATCGTCCAGTTGACCGTTCAGCCGCGCCTTCAACAGGCGCAACAGTCGCAGTTCGTCCACGTCCTTGGCATCGCCGTCCGGGTCCATCTCCCCAAAAAATGTCCTACGGATAGCCTTCGTATCCCCGAAAGGGAGGCGCAAACGCGCCTTTCACCTCCTCCTCGCTCGCCGCCGCGCCCAGTCGCTCGCGGATCACCGCCTGCTCGTCTGCCGTCAGCACGTCAGTGTCAAAGTCCACGTCAGGCGGCTTGCCTGCGCCTAGCGCGCGCAGGCTCTTGCGCTGCCAGCGGTGCAGTTCGTCCTTGCGCGCGGCAGGCGGCCCTTCCTCGCCGGGCAGCGGCCTGCGCGCCGAGACGAGTGCCAACTGGTTCTCTTGCGCCTCCGCTTTCTCCTGCTCCATGCGCATGCGTAAGTCGTCGTACGTCATCTGATTGGGTAGATCGATACCCAACATCTCCATGGCCAGGTCTAGCGGCACGCCGGCCCCAACATACTGCGCCAGCGCGGTACCGCGCTCTGCCTCGTCCTGTTGGAAGATGTCCAGGCTCTGCCAGTCGATCACACAGCGGAGGCCCATCGGCTCGAATATCTGCGTGTTGAGCGCCGCCTGAATAATGACGGCCTCGGGCACGACTGTCTCTGAGTAGAACGCCTGGTGATGCTCTGTCGCCGTCGCAAAGTTTGCCGCATCCTCTAACATCGTCTGCGGCACACCGGCCGCGACCGCGATCTGCTGTCTCACGGCCATGAGCAACTCGGGCATCGCCAGTTGGTCGGTTGGGTAGCCCACGACGATTGGCGTCACCGTGGCGCGTACCGCAACCGTCTCCCACGCGCGCTTGACGCCGCCCACGAAGCGCTTCCACCACTGTTCCAGCCTGTCCAGCTCTGCCTGTGGCGGATTGCCCTCTACCGAGAGCACCGTGCCCGGCATGGCGCCGCGCGCGAAGAAATCGCTCGCGAACGTGTTCATATTCCGCGCAATGCCGCCCTCGGTGAGAATGCTAGACACCCAACCCTTGCCCGGCCCGATCTCACTCGCCAGATTGGGCGTCCACACGTAGACGGCTTGGCTCAGTGGCAGGTTTTCCGGCTCGCCATTCACCCTGCGCTCGAAATGCGTCAACCCCTTGCGTTTGTCGTATACCGGCCTGATTGACGGCGGGTATAGCCAGCGGTAGCCCTTCTCGAAGCCGAACGGGTTGCGCAGTCGCAGGTAATAGGCCGCGCCATATATCTGCAATGCCCCCTCTATCATCCGCAGCATCTGCGGCATCAAGTCGGCGTATTCCCAATCGGTTTCCTCAGCGGCCGGCTCTTTGTCGCCATCTTTCGGCTTATCTGTGGGCGGCACGGCCTTGGTAGGTACGTCTGCCACGTAGTACTTGACGGGTATGCTGGATAGTGCGTTGCACCTCACCTCTACGCACCGCCGTACCCACGACACTGCCTGATAGGCATCATGCTCGGTGAGTTTGCCGCTATCGCCGTGCTGGCCCCATGCGTTCTGCCAGTCGTAGGCGTTCATGGTGACGCTCTTGCCGGATTGGCGGACAGTTGCTATCCACGTATTGGCCACTATCTATCACCCCACAACAGGAGCGGGCCGCCGCCGGCAACCGCGTACCACGCCAGCGCACGCGCTATCACTGTATCGTCGTGCACGCCAACGGGCGCCGAGTACGCCGGCCTGCCCGTCTGCGCGCTGTATTTCACCTCGTAGGCTTCCAACTCCGCCGTCCATATCGGATCCGCCTGCCACTGGCACTCCGCGCGCTCGAAGGCGAGGCGGATCGACTCAATCAGTGGCGGTTTGCTAGATGGCGTCGTGTCGAACGGCTGCACTCCCACGCGAGACAGTGCCGGATCGCGCTGCAACTCCTCGATGATCGGCAAGCCCATCGCATTGCTCTCTGCCACGACCACGCTCACGCCCCAACGCTGTACCAGCGTGACCAGGTCCTGGCGTTGCACGTGGTAATCGATCTCGTTGCGCCTGTGTCGTGCCAACTCTACCCGGCAATCGCTGCACACGACGCTGTAGGCCGTATAGTCACTGACCTTGCCCCAGTCGGCCCCTAGCACCACGTGATGGCCCTTGTGCGTGACGGGGTCCGGGTTGACGGGCGCCAGCATGCAGGTTGCGATGTTGCGGAAAACCGCGCCCTCGTTGTCCAGAAACTCGGCGAGAATCTCCTGCCTGTAGGCGTCCTCAGAGAGATCGGCCGTGATCTCGGCCAGTGCCTCACGGGACAGGTGCGGATTGTCGTGGCTCGTAAAATGCCACGCTTTCCAGCGCCCCGTGTCGTCGCCCAGCGCACGCGCATAGAAGGCATGAAAGTGATTCTTGCGCTTCGGCGTGCTGATAAACCAGGCATCGCCGTCGTTGTCGAGCAACATCGGCGCGCCGACCAGGTCCCACGCGCTCGGGTCCATGATGGCGAACTCATCGAGCACGAGGAAGTCGGCATAGTCACCGCGCAGGGTGTCTGCGTCGAAGGCCGTCTTGGCGCGTATGCGCCCGCCGTTCGGGAACTCAAGCGTATGCCTCGTTTCGTTCTTCTTGACTATGCCGGCGCTAACTAGCGGCCCCAGCCACGTTTTGCACTTCTCCCAGAACGTGTCGGCCTGTTCCTGCGTGGGTGAGGCCAGTAGCACCCGCCGACCCCGTCGCGCCTGTTCGCAAGCCGTTAGTGCCGCAAGCGTCGTTTTCCCACTACGCCGGCCCGAGCATATAACGATGCGCCGCGCAGTCGATTGCTGAACCTCACGCTGTTTCGCATGTGGCGCCGGGAGTGTCACCCGTAGCCTGGTCGTTGCCATACACCCACTCTACAATCACCTTGCCACGGTTTTCATTCACGTTCGGCTGCACCGACCTGCCCCACACGCGGTCCATCACCAGCTCGGCACACGCCTTGCGAAAGAGCGGAGGCAGCACGGGATCGCGCATGTAGCTGACGATCAGCCCCAGCGCGTACTCGGCATCACCGCCAGCATCGGTAATGGCCTTCTCGCGTATTTCGGTTACGAGGCTAACCTTTCTGCCAGCGCCCCGCCTCTTCCCGCCCCAGCCATCCGCCACTTGATTCCTTCTTGAAACCCCGCGTCATTCAAGCTACTTCTCGCGTTCCCCCAGCCACGTGTCCGTCATGCCTTCCCTACAGCGCGCGCTCGCCGTCAGAATGTCCTCGCCGTTCGCGATGCAAAAGATGCTGCCGTCTGGCCTCTCGGCCCACTCAGCCCCTCGAAGCCCTTGCCACCTCGTAAGTTCCTTCGTCCGCACGGCCTGCTCGCGCTGCTCTGCCGTCAATGGCGTCCAGCCCTGGCCTCTCAGCATAACGTTGCAAACATACGTCGTGCCCGGAA